CGCATTATTGCTACATTACATCATAGCCTTCATTTCATCTACTACCATTTGAAGCAGGTCAACTTGCTCCTCCGTGAACTCGCTGAGTTTCATCGGGTGACCCATAATAACTTCGACTTTCTTAAGAATAGTCGTGCTATTTGCTTCATCAGCGGTGACAAGTTTAGTCCATAAATCCGCTGCTTTAGAGCGAACTGTAGCAAAATCTAATTTTGCCTCTACCTCGGTTGGTGCTGTATCAACCACTCTTACGCCATTTAAATCTTCCTCTTTCTGAATAGCTTCCGCTACTGCGGTCACAAGTTCATTATATCCAAAAGGAATCTTTGGCGCGAGATACTTAAATCGTGATCCCGCGAAGAGTGTGGGAGTTTCACGAGTATAGAAGTAGCGTTTGCTTTCTCCATTTTCATACTCGATTCCGATATACGCTATAATGTCAACTAAGGCATTACAGATTTCGGCGGCGCGCTTCGGAAGATCAGGACCAACGATTTCTCGTTCGTTTCCATCTCCATCCTTTTCAACACGGGTTGTGTTGTGCGCGATAAGTACAACACCATATCCCAACTGGGTTATTTTTCTCAAGCAAGTCTCAAACTCCTTTTTACAGAGCGAATAACCTGCGCCCCACGGGATTTCACTTATTTTTTGAACTCCATTTTGTACGCAAATGTGCTGTTCGCATAAATCCCACGCAATCGACACGGTATCAATAATTACTGTGGAGAATTTCTCCCGCGCCCGTGGATCCTCTAAATCCCTCAAAGCGTATTTGAAATCCGACCACTTATTAATATCATAAGGAAAGGCGTTTCCAATTGCGTTATATCCTTTCTCGAAAGCCAGGAGTACCGCTTTTGGAAACATACACGCGGCAGATGTCTTCCCACTTTTTGCTTTACCATAAAGTAAAACATACTTTCCTTTGAGGTCGCGCGAAATCACACTTGGTTCAATTTCCCATAAGTGCTTCGGCATAGTAACCTCCCCTTAGATCAAAATCCAAGATCGATCTTTCCCGTCGCGGCGGGAGCTTTCGGTGCTGAGGCTTTCTTCGAGTTTTTGAGTTCCTCAAGCTGGGCGCGCTTTGCCAGCACACCTGCTTTGATTTCCTCAACTGTCCACGAATACTCCTCATCGAGAGGTGTTGCGGTTCCCGCAGTTACTACTAATTCACTAACGGAAGTGGTTCTTGTGACCTTCTGGGGTTCACCAAAATCAACTTCTTTGTAAATTTCTTCAGTGCGAGAACTGAAGTTCAGTACACCCTGTGCAGCATAGCAGTTTCCAGGCTCCCACGAACCTTCAATACCAGCAATAACACTGGGACTGATTGCTACTACTGTCATAGAATCAACATTCAAAGCCGCCGCCGTCTCAGCAGTATACTGAGGAACAGCAAGTTCGACATTCAGTTTAGCCGGAGTAAGCTCAATTCCATCTTTATCAGTTGCACGCGCGATGCTTCTGACCATACCTTCGAGGGCGAAAGTCGCCGTCGGATTGAAAGATCCCGTTGCTACGGAGATAAAGTTCGCATTGATTCTCGGAATCGACACGATATTTCCATCTCTGCCAACGAAGCTATTGATGCTTATCGTTCCGCTTGTGATTCTTACTTTCGTTGCGCCTTCCACTCCACCTGCGGCAGCGATTGAGGTGTACTCTTTCATTACCTTTTCAATAGAGGTGTAAGCCGGATTAAGCGCATTGTTCTTGGTGTACTTGGTAGAGAACATATGAACAGGAACTTCAAGGTGAGTCATCACTTTGTTGATTTCCTGGTCTACTGCAATTTTAATGACGCCGCCAATCGTTTCCTGCGTGCGGCCATTTCTGTCAAAAGAACCATACTTCAAATCAGTTTCTGCAAGAATTCCTTCGATCGTTACTACATTTTTTGCTTTCCTATACATTAGTTTTGTCTCCTTTGTATTTGATGATTCTTTCAGATTAAAAAGGGGTCTTTTCAGACCCCAACATTAGTCTGTAACTACAATATTATTCCTCGTCGTCCGAAGGAACGTAGTTATAACCAGCCTCGGTCAGTTTGACGATAGTGATTTTCTTACCGTCTTCGGTCTTTCCGCCGTCTTCCGTAACAGCCAGACCGTTTTTAACAAGAGAATTCACACGACCGGTGACAGATGCGATTTTCTCCAGGCCAAGACCTTCCATAATGTCAGAGGTCTTGCACTCGCCGCCATGATTTTTGATGTAATCAAATGCTTCCTGAGTCTTTTCTTTAAGTACCATAGTTTACTCTCCTTATCCGCCGTTTTAATTTAATTTTTTGTTCGTTGTTGGGCGGCCAACGTGCGAAAAGTCTTCTTTAACTTTTCTGAATATATTAT